TATCATTGTCTTGAATAGGGAACATGACGTATCTTGAGTCATTTGGGGTTAATAGTGGGTCAGTTATATTCACGATGTCGGACATTCCTAAATAATATATACAGCCTATTTTTATATGGGTTTTTTATACAAATTAGACCCAGATTTATACGAGTTTATTTTATACGCACTATATATGGAGTCATTTTTATGCAAATATAAGAATTTGTTGGGAGAACCCCGTAAGGGATTACGTAAATATCGTGTGTTTGATATTGCCATACTGGATACTGCAGTTGTCATTTTATGCGGAGTCTTGATTTCGTATCTTACAGGTTATAATATTTGGTTGGTTTTAGCCGTTTTATTTTTGTCGGGAATTATTGTTCATCGAATTTTTTGTGTGAGAACTGGTGTGGATAAAATGTTGTTTCCGGAAGATTCGTAACGGGTCACCCTGGATGTATACCCCTATAAATAAAAATACCCCCATATTGTAAAATGAAAAGCGAAAACAACACACAACTTGCTGAATTGCCGAAGAAAAAACAACACCGTTCTCGTAAGCAATCACACAAAGAATTGTTAAACATGTATTATGAAGAGATTGGTATTGAAAAACCCGGCAATAATGGCAGTTGTGGGTCAAGTAGCAGTGGCAATAACATCACAAATAGTGCGCCGAATTATAAGAACCAACAAACATATCTCTCTGCAAATGAACGAAAGAAATTCGAGGAACGATTTACCGTTCCAAAAGGGGGACATCAAGAAGAATATTGTGCAATGTTAAAGAGACCATCCAAAAAGATAATTGTTGTAAGCGGACCTGCAGGAACTGGCAAAACTCTTTTTGCAACTGAACATGGTGTAAAAAACTTTTTATTGGGAGTGTATGACAAACTTGTATTTACGCGCCCATCCGTCTCTGTCGATGAAGATTTGGGTTATTTGCCTGGAACACTGGAAGACAAAATGGCACCATGGGTTCGCCCGATTTATGATGTGTTGTACCAATTTATTAGTCCCAAAGAAGTACAACAATGTATGGAAGACAAACTCATTGAAATTGCTCCACTTGGGTTTATGCGTGGTAGAACCTTCAAAAATACATGGATAGTCGCCGATGAAATGCAAAATTCCACGATTTCACAAATGAAGATGTTATTGACACGTTTAGGTGAGAACAGTCGGTTGATTATTACAGGCGATTTAGAACAATTTGACCGAAGTGGCGAAATCAATGGATTGGAAGATTTTTTGGAGAAATTTCGGGGGAAACGTTCCAAAAGTATTAGTAGTTTTGAGTTTGAACGCCATGATATACAACGCGAAGATGTAGTAAAAGAGGTTTTAGAAATATATGCAGGAGAACATTTGCCTGAAAATTATACAAAGGATTGTTGAATAAAGGAAACCCATGAAAACAAAGAATAATCTGTATTTGATAAATAAAAAATATGATAATACAATATACATGTTATTAAAAGTCAATACATTATCTTCCAATTTGAAAACCAATATTTCAAAAACGATTGATAAATTCTTCAAAGCAGATAAACTACAAAATAAAAATCATGCCATCTTACATAATATTTATATTCTGTATTTTGTTTTCGTGATTGCTTTTGGTGATTTTTTGTATTTGGTATATAGTGGTGATTTCTATTCTGCTAGCATTTTTGTTTTAGTCGGATTTTTAACCTATTTTTTCAGTAAAAATATGATTGTTATCCTATTTATCGCTTTGGCAATTACAAACATCATCAAATGTGGTAGATGTTCGGAAGAGGGATTTGAAAATGACGAGGGCGAAGGCGAAGGAGAAGGAGAAGGAGAAGGCGATGGAGAAGAGAACAAGAAACCCAAAAAAGAGAACATGGAAGACATCGACGAGAAAGAATCAACCAATAAAACCGAAAAACCAACTCCTACCCCCACAAAAAAATCCGCTGAAAAAACGTCTGCTCCTCCAACTGAAGAACCTACCGCTACCTCCGCTTTGTCTGTTGAAAATGCAACCAATGAAAAGAAAGAAAATTTTGGACAAGACACCAAAGTCGTGTATACATCTGAAGAAGACCGCGAAATACAGAAAACAGAAAAAATGATGGAAAGCCAAGAAAAAATGCTCAAACGCATGAACAAATACAAACCGCTTTTAGACACATTAAACGGTCTTACACGAAATATTGCTGCCGTAAAGGGAACTGCAGATTCCATACGAGAAGATATTGTGTAAGGAATTGCTACGAAAAATAATATCTATTATATATAATAATATATATTACCAATCATGCTTGGTCCATTTGATATTGCAACAAATATACAATCCTTGCTTGGGCAAATTTTTGGTAAACTTGGATTTATGAGAACCATTCTTACGCAACTTCAGGCAACCTATGCAAGAATACAAGCAACATATGGAGTTTTTATTGGATATGTCAATACCGCTCTTGCACAGATTGCAAGTGTTTTGAACAAATTGCGTTTCATGGCACTCATTACTTTCATTATTACTATTGGAAAATGTTTCTTCAAAGGTCTTCGTGCAATCATTGATACAGCCATCTGGTTCGGATATTTCATTGTATGGATATTTTATCCATGGCCGCCAGGAGTCTTTGATTTTAAAACAGAATATGATGTAACAGCCGGATTTATTCCATGGTTTATTCGATTTGTTATTTGTACCAGTTACAAAATTACTAGTTTTCCAAAATGTTTCTTGTGGTATGGATTGGATATTGCTGGATGGATATTTTATTTGCCTTTCCGGTTTTTATTCTGGTTAGTAGATGCGATATTAGATATGGGTTTAGTCAAATTAGAACACGATACATGGTGTTTCTTGAACGATTTGGATTATTTCTTACATGGACCCCAGGACAATTATTTCATGTTCCAATACACAAGTGAATATCCAAAAACTGATGCACCTGACCCAGAAAGTTTAAATACAGGTTATCACTTTATTCATTTCCCTGATTCGATTATGGAAAAATGTTATGCACTGAATTATTATGGTTTAGCAAATTTGCCATCCTTCCCATTTGAAAAACTTGCAGCATTTGTAAAATGTGCGCTCAATCCAATGGATTGGGACAGCAGTACTAAGATATAATCCTACCATCCGCGATGATTTTTCCACCTACATAAATGGATTCTGTATGACAAATTTTATCTTGGACTATGGTGAGGTAAAATATAACATAAATATATACAATGGCGATTTCATCCGTTTCTAAAAAATGTATTCCGGGTGTTTTTTGTATTGAGAACATGACACTCGGTATTTTTATTATATTATTTTTGGTGTTGGCGTATTTATATTATGTGTTTATTGTCAAAGTCGCAACTCAATATTCCCCTTCCTCTTCTATTGTCTTTGTAAAAGAAACACGTCCTGTATTGGCGCCTCCAATGGCTCCTCGTCGTATTGTACCCAATGTTATTCTGGACCCGTATGGACCCCCTCTGCGAACTGATGATATGTATTTTCCTTCCGATTCTGGAGACATTCGCGGCATTCCGATTAATATTCAAACACGCGGTTTAGGGATGGATTATACACAACTAGGGATTTTGACACGAGGGAATTCATCCGACATGATATTGCCACTTATGGGACGTCGATTGACGAGTGGTATCGATAAATGGCAATATTATACCATTTCAAACACCGGAAACATGAATACCAAACTGCCGATTTCTATTAAAGGACGCAGTTGTTCTGGTGAATACGGGTGTGATTGTATCAATAATGGAGATGTGGTGTATGTTCAAGGATATAATGATATTTTTAATGTAACAATGTATGAGAACAGCCGATTCAATTATATACCTTATATTTAGGGGGGCATTTTGTAGCGATTTATTTATACATACTATATAAATAAATCTTATATGTCAACAATATATGAAAATTTTCCTAATCCACTTGCAAATAACCCAATCGACACAGCAAATATAAAACTCAATTTTGACGAACAACAAACCGAGAATCAAGCTCAACCAAAACCTTCCGTCGATGCAACTGAATTCAGCAAATTCATGTTTGACAATATAATCCAAGGAATGAAAAATGCACACGACTCTATACAATCAAATGCATCTACCGCAAATAAATCAGGACTATACAATAAAGAAGTTCAATCAAAACCTTCTGTCGATGCAACTGAATTCAGCAAATTCATGTTTGACAATATAATCCAAGGAATGAAAAATGCACACGACTCTACCGCAAATAAATCAGGACAACTATACGATAAAGAAGCTCAATCAAATTCTTCCGTCAATCCAACTGAATTCAGCAAATTCATATTTGATAATATCTTAACTGGTATGAATCAGGCAAATACTGCAAAAGTAGAAAAAAATCCAGAAGTTGCTACTTCTGAAAAACCCATAGAAACTGAATCAGAAGGACTCAGTAAATTAATGGTTGATAGTATTATGAAAGGGATGAATCCTATGCCAGAAGTGACTACACCATCTCAACCAACCGATAGTAAAAACCTATCCATATTTCAATTATTAAATGGAGGAGAACAAATTTCATTTAAATATGGTATTGGAATAATTGATTCTAAAATAGAAGATAAATTTAAACCAAGCGACCTACGCCACTATTTTTCATACAGATTACCATCGAATAATAAACCAGGTGGATATGAAAATCCATACATTTATAGGGTTATTATATCATCACCATCAATAAGAGATATTAAAAATATTAATAATTTGTTTGCCGGTAAATTGAAATCCAGTAAGTTGCTTAAGAAGGAACTGTCTGATAAATATGCAGACATCTTAACATCCGAAAATAATTCTCAAAATACTACAGATGAAACTGTTGTCCAGGGAACGGTGGTTGAACTAGATACATAAATACAAATGATATTGTAAAAGGATATAAGTACTATTTACGAATATACTTAAAGAGAAAAATAGAATACATGTTTAATATACAAGATATATCTACCAGCCATGATAACATTTCGAGCACACCTATTGATACCATAACATCCAGTACTCAAGTAGAAACAACAAAGACATCTACAGATAATACGGAAATAGAGAATTATTCTGCCATGGATATTCTGTTGGAAAAAGAAAAAATACACAACAAATCGGAAACATGGAATAAACTCAATAAAACGATTAAAATACAGAAATTACATATATTTGCTGAAAAATATGGAAAAGACAATACACTTCCTATGAAAGATATTAAATCCTTAAAAATGTTTTTCATAGATTCTTTGAATAAAAATAAACTACAAAAAACAAAAGATGTGGTGTATGATAAAGAAAAAGGGGTAATACAATCCATACCTGCGTTACATTTTCATACAACCAATCGTACATTTACATTAAAAATTTTGGATACCAAACGAATATCTACTATCAAATCACTTACCCCGCGAAAAATATCAGGAGATGTGGCATCAGACAGTAGTACCACATAAAATTGAATAAAAACAAACATAATAACATATTATATAATATATTATTATGAGTGATATTGAAAACCTTACTGACACAACCTCTGAAACATCTGAACTGTCTGTTCCTTTCTATGAAAATCTAGATTCTTTAGAAAAAGAAGAACTCATCACAACCATTCAAGAACTCATTGAAGATTACTTGAAAACAGATATATTAAAAATGTCCAAAATCACATTTCATGTAGAAATAGTGGATGATATTACAAATACATTGTTCCAATCTTTACAAGATGCCGACATTTGTATGCACAGTGATTATGATTCTCTGTTGGAATTTGTGGAAAACCAATGTGACGAATATTTCGAAGAAAAAACGAATGAAAAATGTCCTGTTAGAACTCTTTCCCATTATCACGAAAACGTGTATCTAACAGAATATGGAATTCCCGAAGACATTATTGGTCCTATCTTGGAAGATAAAATAAATATTATTCAAAAATTAGATGAAAACAATCCCGCACAAAGAACCCCAGAGTGGTATGAAAAACGATGCAACATGATTACCGCAAGCAATTTGTGGCAAACACTTGCATCAGATGCACAACAAAATCGCATTATTTATGAAAAATGTAAGCAATTTGAAGAAAAGGGCTTTGGTAGCGGTAGCAGTGGTTCCGAATTATGGACCAACACTGAATCCTCTCTTCATTGGGGTGTGAAATATGAACCTCTTACAGTAATGGTGTATGAAAAACTCACAGGAGCCAAAATCTCGAATTTTGGGTGTATTCAACATCCCAAATATCCATTTATTGGAGCATCTCCAGATGGAATCGTCACCAACAAAGAATCCAAATTCTATGGACGAATGGTGGAAATCAAAAATATTTTCAACAGAGAGATGAATGGTATTCCTAGTGAAGCGTATTGGATTCAAACACAAATACAATTAGAATGCTGCGATTTGGAAGTGTGTGATTTTGTGGAAACCCAATTCAAAGAATATACTACATCGACTGAATTCTGGGAAGAAGAAGACAATGACATACACCGCGGAGTTATACTGTATTTTATATTAAGAAATGGTACATCCAATATCCCGTTGTATCAGTATATGCCATTGAATCTGCCATTGGAATCAGCGGATATTTCAGCATGGATAGAGAAAACTCAACGCGAGGTACCCTCCGAATATGTGTTGTTTAAAACTATTTATTGGTATTTGGATAAGATTGAAATGTCCATTGTTTTGCGAAATTCTGCATGGTTTGAAGCGGCTTTACCAAAAATTGAATCCATATGGAAAACCATCGAAAAAGAACGTGTAGAAGGATATCAACATCGTATGGCGGCAAAACGAACGAGTTCGAATGATGCTGACCCTGCCGACAATTTGAGTCAAAGTCCAACACCGAATTCCATTTTCACGGGAAAAAAAGGGAATGGAATCTGTTTGATAAAATTACCATAACATAGTTGCAACCCATATTATACATCACATTATATTTTTTTATGCAGACAATATATAATGGCACCTTGTACAATTAGTTGCGCGATTTCTGCTGTTTTTATTATTGGAATGATTTATTTCTACAATCGAACTGACAATAGTGATTTTGTAAAAAATTACAAATCACGATTATCACCTGAACTACAAACAAAATATGACAAAATCGTTAATGAACGTTTGACCATCACTTATCAAGGCTATGGTTTAGGCGTATTCATTGCTCTCTGTATTATATTATACAGCTTGTATATCAGACACGAACGTCTGAGAACTCTTCCATTGATTTGTATTGTGGTATCCACTTGTTTCATTACCAACTATTTTTATTATAGTTTATACCCAAAATCGGATTGGTTGTTGAATTACTTGAAAACCCCCGAAGAAATTAAAAACTGGATACGTTTATACAAAGAAATGCAATACAATTATCATATGGGACTCGTTTTGGGTATTATTGCTGTAGGAGTATTTGCTTTTGCTTTCCGATGTTAGATGGTGTTTTTTCTCTATACATACAATATATAGATATTTTAAATGAATAATAAACCTATTATTACTGGATTAAATAATGGTGTATTGACATCTGAACATGCTATGCCATTAAAAGATATTACAAGTAATAATGAATCTGTTTTTAGTATGTCGCGTCGTTTGTTTTTCAGGTCATCGGTTGTTGCTGACAAACCGGATTTTTCTATAAATCAACAGGGCACCACTGTAATTGAACGCGAATCTTTAGCTTTATCCAATAAAGTGGTGATTGATGGAAAGAAAACTGCCCTACAGAAGAAATGGATTGGTGGGAATCGCGATGCATCTAGTCGTCTTTTACGCAGTAAAATCATAAATACTGCTCATTTGTTAGCAAACAATTCCGGACCCACTTCTTTTAAAAATGGTAATGACAAAAACGCGGTAAATGATGCAATTACACGTGTTCGTTCTAGTGGATATCGTGTTCCTCCGTCGGTTACCCAACGAAATGTGTTGCCTCCTGCTCCTCCATCACCAGTTGTTGTTCCGGATTATTACCGAATCATTGCGAATGGATGGAATTATAGCAATGTAACTGGAATATACAGTGCAGGTATCTATAGATACACTCCTACCAATTTAGCTGGAACACCTATTGTTAGTTATGGATTAGGAACAACTCTTCGTAGTTATACGTTGATGACTATTTCGCGTACAACCGGTGCGGTTCAAACATATACCCCTTTTGATGTATTTGGTAGCACGGTTCAAGCAACCGCACTTGCAAATTTATTGAATTCTCTACCAAGTACAGTGATTATCATTATAACTACCTTTGACGAGCCACGAACCAACTCTATTTTATTGAAAACAGCTATGCAGAATTGTGGTGCATCTTCATCCTTTAACACTCTAATTAATTATCGTGGAGCCTATGTTTTAGTTGGAATACCGGGTATTGGTGTGGATGGTGGATTAGAACGATATGTTGGTGTAACCGGTGGTTCAGGAGACCCAAATGCATTAGTAGACCTGCGTATCTCGGTTTCTGGTGGAAATTACACCTACATTTCCGGGTAGGTAGTAGGGGCACCTACGGTTCCCCCTACGACCCCCTCCCTTTTAGAATGAACTAAAAGGATGAACTAAAAGGATGAACT